GAGTTTAGGCCATCATTAGTAGCATCAAACGCGAAGGAGATTAAATTTGAGCACAATCAAGCAGGTTATAGGCTATACACGGCTGGTTCGCCAGAAGCCGGCAGAGGTACTACTCCATCAATTGCTCACCTATCGGAGGTGGCATTCTGGACATTTGATGAGAAGATCCTTGCAGGATTATTCCAAGGTATTTCCCAAGCTGATGGAACGGAAGTTATACTTGAGAGTACGGCTAATGGCGCGTCGGGTGAGTTCTATAGACTCTGGCGCTCTGCTGTACAAGGCTACGAGAGAGGTGAGTCAGAGTATGTTCCAATCTTTTTGCCATGGTTCATCACTTCCGAATATAGAAGGGAGGCTCCCGAGTCTTTTGAGCCAGATACTCAAGAAGAAGAACTTATTAAAGAGTTTGGGCTTGACTATGACCAGCTATACTGGCGCCGTCTTAAGATCGCGGAGTCGGGCGAAAGAAAGTTTATGCAAGAATACCCAGCCTACGCGGAAGAAGCGTTTCTTGTTTCAGGATCAAGCGTCTTTGATATGAAGAAGCTAATAGACATGGAGCCATCTGCATACTTGAAAAAGATGAGGTTCGATCTAGACTCGAAGATTTGGCAAGATAGTTCAGAAGGCGATTTAGAAGTCTATAGTTATCCAGGCACCCACGAGCCCTACGTAATAGGAGCTGATGTATCTTTAGGTGTAGGTCAAGACTATAGCTCAGCGGTTGTTCTAAGTAAGGATAGACAGGTTGTTGCTCTATATAGAAACAATCGTATAGATCCTAGTAAGTTCGGTGATTTGCTTTTTTATTTAGGCAGGTATTATAATAATGCCTTGCTCGCCGTTGAAAGTAATTCGATGGGTATTGCAACTTTGCAAAAGCTAGACGATTTGAGCTATGTAAACCTGTATAGGCAAACAAAGATTGCAGCTATTAATAAAGAAGAAGGCGAAAGATTAGGATTTAGGACTACAACAGCAACTAAAAGTACGATTATAGGTAATTTAAAGAATGCTATTGAAAACGAGGACGTATTTGTTCCGTGTCCTATCATGATACAAGAACTTAAAGATTATACTGCTACTGAAACAGGTAAGACTGAGGCTGCACCAGGATGTCATGATGATACGGTCATGTCGTTAGCTATTGCATTAGAGATTTTAAGAACTCATTGGGATAAAATAGTTACGCATAAGGTTGCATGGAATCAAAAGTGGCAAAACAATTTAGAAGATAATACGGCATGGATATAGTGTCCCCTATAAGAGATTATTATGTCAGTGCGTATTACAAGAGAGGGAATTCAAATGAGTAGAGACGGAAAAATGCATCCGAATTCTTTGAAGAACTTGAAACCCTTCACTCGGGAAGGTGCGCGCGAGGGACAACGCAACTCTGTTATAGCGCGCAAAGCGAACAAAGAGGCGCGAGAAGCGTTAAAGCTATCTATGAGTGATTGGAAAGAATTAAGAGACGAATTAAAAGACGAAGCTCCAAGCGCGTTAGACGTGCTAAAGGTTGCAATGATGAAAGCTCTTGCAGTCGAAGACATGGATGAAGCTACTCGTCTAGCTACTGTTCTCGCAGAATTTGAGGCGCCGAAACTTCAAAGACAAGATATTACGCAAGTTACTAAGACTAGCGACATATCTGATGAAGAGCTTCAGAAGGCAATAGAAGAATTAGGGTTCGGATTTGAAGGAGACAGATCCGTCCTAAACTAGTTCCCGTTGTCCTCACTACTCCGGCGGAAGTAGGGGAAAAATCCGCCACTTAACTCAATATAAATATAGTATAGGAGAAAGCTATGTTAATGTTTAAGAAAACATGGGTCTTAGAAGAAGACTATGCGGCAGGAGATCGCATTGATATTTATCACGATGGTTTAGGTCGCATGCATATTGAAAGGCATGTATCACCAGAAGAACGAGAACAGATTCAAAAGAAGAGGCGACTAAAGGCGCTTCGAGAAGAAATTCAGCTACTGGAAAAAGAGGTAGCATAGGGAGTAGTAGCCTGGAAGTCCGATGTTCCCGTACCAGGTAAACGTAGAAAGGGCAACGAACTCTAACCCGGAGGGTATAATGCCGCTTACAGTAGAACAATTTCTTAAATGGAAAATATTACCTCGTTTAATGATGTTAGTTTCTACTGCAATGTCTTGGCGTTGTGCAGAATGGTTTATGGCTCTTCCAGAACCGACTTCGCAACAGTCTGCTTTTGTATCAGTAGTGATGGGTGTTATGACAGGCGTATTCGGGATCTGGATGGGTCACGAGCATAAAGGGGATAAATAATGAACGTTATAATTTGGTCATTAGTACTAACTGTATGCGCTGCAGATGGTAAATGTTTTAATCAAACAGTACAATGGTTTGATAAAGAAAACGAATGTTTACGCTATAAACAAGTATACGAAGATATACCTCAAGATGGCGACTGGAAATCTGTTGAATACAAATGTGGTGTCGTAGGAGCAATGGAGATATGAAAAGTCCGTGTGTAAAGATTTGCAAGTTAGATCCTACGGGTCGCTATTGTATCGGATGCGATAGAACATTAGAGCAAATAAAGGAGGCTGGAAATGTCGATCGAAGTCGGAGGAGAAACCTTTAGTGGTCTTAATAAACCAAAAAGAACGCCGGGGCATTCCGGCTCGTCTCATGCCGTAGCTGTTCGTAATCCTAAGACTGGAAATCCGAAGCTAATCAGGTTTGGCCAGCAAGGAGTAAGTGGCGCAGGTAAAAATCCTTCGTCAGAAAAAGACAAGGCTAGACGCAGATCATTTAAAGCACGTCACCGTAAAAATATAGCAAGAGGTCCGCTGTCAGCAGCATATTGGGCCAATAAGGTGAAATGGTAATGTCTAACGTTAAAAGCTCATTAGCGGCTAAAGCTAAAAAATCGGGCCTTCCGTTAAGCGTTCTTAGAAAAGTATTTAACAGAGGAATGGCAGCATATAGACAAAGTCATAGACCTAGCGTAAAGTCACCACAGCAGTGGGCTCACGCTAGAGTAAACGCATTTATAAATAAAAAGCCCACAGTATGGGGTAAAGCTGATAAAGACTTAGCTAAGCAGACACGTAAATAACCCAGGAGCGGTATATGTCGAGATTCATACAAGAAGTTAAAAGACCAAGTAAACCTAAAAAAGAAAGTACAAAAGAGCTGTCTAAACCAGGATCTTATACTGTCAAGGACTTGGAAAATAGTAAAAAGATTTATTCTAATACGGGAGGTAAATACTGATGGCCGACCCGATGGGATACAAAGAGCCTATTACAGACGATCAACTAATTAATCTTATTGAAAGTGGAGTTCAAAATTCTACAGGAGATTGGTTAAACTCTTCTGACTTGGCTCGTGAAAGGCTGAAAGCTACTTACGAATATGCAGGAGTAGCTGATGCGCATTTAACTCCGCAAGGAGTCTCGTCAATTGTAGATACCTCAACTACTGAAGTTATTGAGGCTTACACAGCTATATTATCAGATCTATTTTTGAATAATCAGAAGCTTGCGCGCTTCGTGCCATATGACGATAGTCCTGGCTCGTTTAAAGCTGCGAAAGAAGCTTCTGCTGTAACTAACTATTGCTTATTTAAGAAGAATAATGGTTGGGAACTTATGCAACAGTGGATGAAGTCTGCGTTGCTTTGGAAGAATGCAGTTTGTAGATGGGACTATGTTGAAGATTACGACTATGCATTTGAAGAATACGAAGAAATAAGTCAAGCTAAATTAGACGAATTGCTTTCTGACGACAACATTGAAATAATCGGTGAACTTCAATTTGAAAACATTACACGTGTTGACGAACAAACAGGTGAAGACTCTGTTGAGTTAATGTATGTTGATGTGCGAGTTAGAAAAACAATAAATAATTCTCGCGTAAAAGTAGAGCTTGTTCCACCAGAAAATTTTAGAATTTCTAGAGATTGTCAAAGTATTGATGAGTCGCAGTTTGTAGGTATTCAAACAGATATGACTCGTTCTGAAATACGAAAGTATTGGCCAGACGTAGCAGAGTCTATTGAAAGCTGGGATGAGTTGGGGCACAGTGATAGTTGGTTAGGAGCGTCTAAATACGCTCAAGATGTCGCGGCTAGAAAGCATGTTGTCGGACAAGAATACTGGCAAGGATCTACACAGCACGAAATTATGCCGTTAGAAGCAAACAGAGAAGTTACTGTTACTGAGTGCTGGTTAAGAGTTGATCGTGATGGCGACGGTATAGCTGAGCTTAAGAGGTTTATTGTTGTTGGGAGTCATATACTATATGAAGAAGATACAGATGTTATTCCACTGGCCTCTATCGTTCCTTTCGATATTCCACATGAATTCTATGGCCTATCAATGGCAGACTTTACTAGAAGTTCTACTCTTGCTTCTACTGCTATTTTACGCGGCTTTGTAGAAAATACATATTTAACTAATTATTCGCCTAAGTTGGCTGATCCAAACGTAGTAGATTTTTCTGCTCTTCAAAATATGAAGCCAAAGCAAATTATTCCTACAAATGGTAATCCAACTGGCGCAGTTCAAACTTTATCACCAGAAGCTATTTCTACTGGGACTGTTCCACTATTAACTCATTTGCAGTTAATAAAAGAACAGGCTACTGGCATGTCAAAAGCTGCTCAAGGTTTGAACGATACATTATATGTTTCAGGTAATTCTGAACAAAAACTTTCCGCTGTCCAATCCGCAGCCCAGAAGCGCATTCAACATATTGCGCGGCGATTTGCAGAGACAGGCTTTAAGCGGTTAATTGCTGGCATCTACGAAACCATGCATAAGAATATGAAAGGAAAATATACTTACAATATTGATGGCGTATATGGTTCAGTAGATATGGACGCACTTCCTTCTAAGATGGACGTACAGATTTTCTTGGACATTGGCGAAAATTCTAATATGTCAATGATTAACAAGTTATCTAAGATTGGTGCAGAAGTTCTGCCAGCTCTCAATCAGCAAGGCGCTGGCATGGTTATTAAAAAAGAGGCGCCAGCAGTTCTTGCTACGAAGCTTATTGAAGCTATGAACTTAGACAGTAATGACTTTTTAGAAGATTATACTACTGATGAGTTTAAGCAAAAAGCTATGCAAGCTGTAGAACAGCAAAGTAAGATGGCTCAAATGACAAAAGAAATAGAACAACAAAAGGCTCAGGCTGATGTTCAACTTTCTCAAGCTAATGTAGCCTATACTACTGCTCAAGCTAGAAATACTATGGAAGATAACGCAAGAGCGCTTGCAGTATCTATTGATAAACATTTCCAAGAGTGGGCGGATCTTACTATTAAAGCAACAAAAGAAGGCGCTCAAATGCCACCACATCCGGGCTTTGATGAAATACTTCAAATGGCTCAAGGCATTATGATGGCCGCATCTGAACAAGAAGGATGATAAATGGATAAATACCGTAAGGCAGCCGAGAAGAGGCTGGGTAATAATAAATCATACGGTAGACATAAGGTTCATCCCGACGAATTGGCGCGATTGGCTCATACTAAGGGTCATTTCGCTGCCAAAGAGCGGGACGAATTTTTTGAAGAAGCGTATGGTGAAGTTTTAGTGGACTATTTTATTGAGTGGTTAAAGACAGATCCTCACGAGACAAAGACTCGAGAGTTTCTGTATTCAGCTGCTCTAGGTTTAGGTAGTGTAAAAGAAAAGCTAATAAGC